TCAGTTAAAGAGAACCCGTGTGCTTTCGCTAATAGAATATTTCGCATTGATTGCGAAAAAGTATTCTTCAAATTCTTCAGGTTGAACTCGAAGAAATCTTTTAGTTTCTCTTGCTCCGGATCTTCTTCATCTACCTCAAAAAACCAGTCCCTTTGTATAATTATATCAACAAGAAGATTGTACGCTGCTTTTATTTGTGGATCTCGAAGCATCTTTTTATAGATCTCTCCACCTTTGTATTGTACTAACTCATCTGGGTTCCATTCTTCTAATTGTTTAGTTGAAAAGAATGAAGTTCTTAGCCAGGCTTCTTCTGTCGTCAATCGCTTACTTGCCATTGGCGGTTCTTGGTGCTTAAAAAACTTTTCGAAAATTTTTAGCATGTTCTCACATAGTCAGTAGAAAATTTTTTAGTATTGTCTACATAGCGTTTTTACCTTGTCAACTTGACAATTCTTTTAGCATCCGTTTCAAACCCTCTTTAGGTGAGATAGTAGGTTTCCATCCAGTGAAGGATTCTATTTTAGAATTGTCTGAAACAAAATATTTCTGGTCGTAATGCCTCCAGTTTTCTTTTACTGATTTTAGTTTCTTTCCTGTCTCTTTTTCTAAAAGATCAATTGTTTCTAATATTGAAAGCGTATTATCTAAACCGCCGCCAACATTAAACGCTTGCCCGCTTATTGAGGTATGACAACCGCTAATTAATTTTAGGTACAACTTAACTAGATCTGAAACGTGTAAAACGTCTCTTACTTGTTTTCCGTTCCCGCAGATTGTCAATAACTCGCCTTTTATCGATTGTTTGACAAAATGAGAAATCCATCCTTGATCAAAAGACCCCGCTTGGTTCTCACCATAAATACAAGACTGTCTTAAACTGATAGCGTTTAAATTGAATATTTTAGCGTAATCAATTGTGTACTGATCAGCTGACAATTTGGAGCAACCATAAGGAGTTCTCCCTGACAACCTATAATTTTCAGTTATTCCTCTGAAATTTTCTCTTCTTACCGAATATCTTGTTTCTTGTTCTTCTAGTTCTAAGTTGAAATCACCATAAACTTTATTGGATGCAATATTGATAAACAAACCTCTGAATTTGTTTATTCGCAACGCTTCTAGAATGTTTATTGTACCCAAGACATTATTATTAAAATCTTGCAATGGCCTAATGCAGGATGTTGTTACCGCTGTTTGTGCCGCAAGGTGAAGGATTGCGCGTGGTGGATTCTTGCTTTCTATTTCGTGTCGTAGCAAATAACAAAGACCGGGTTCTTGAATTGATTTAGTCAAAATATCACAACCTAAATTTTCAAGTACCTCTTTGTTTTTCCCTGCTCCTTTTCTAGAAAGGTCATCAATTACTATAATTTGATACCCAGATTTTATCGCCTTTTTACAGAAATTAACGCCTATAAAACCACAGCCCCCAGTAACAACTATTTTTTCCCGCTCCATTTTTTTAACCTTCTCTAATATCTGTTGATAATCGATTTGCCCTTTTACCCACCTGATTAGCCCATTTAGAATCCAGCATTTCAAAAGACGCCTGAGAGTATTGTTCAGTTTTCAGAAATTTAATTGTTTTCTTGAATTTTCTGAAACCATTTAAACCTAAATTGAAAACCATGTTTATCAATGCCTCTTGTCTTATGCCTCTTAGTTCTGTCATCCATTGAAAATTAGAAAAAAGTTCTTCTCTTACTCTTTCAATGTCATTAGTAAGCAGGTAGAAAGCTTCTATTTTTGTTAGTGGGTTTTCCTGGAAATCTCGTTCTATCTCTATTTTAAATTTCAGCTGTTCCCCTTTTTCCATTGTTGTAACCGAATGACTACCCTTTGAATTCATCAATAAGTTGAATATTTCTAGTTCGGTTAAGGGGTTTGTCTCTAAATTTCTACCTATTCCTATAGTCACATATCCAGCGGAGCAAAGGTAAGGAGTTTTTATTAGCCCTTCATCATAAAGAAGCCTTTCTTTTAGTCGTTCGTAGTTTATATCTGTCATGGAGACACCTCAAATAATTTAGTTAGGTCATGCGTGTAAATATATTGCGATTTTGTAGCAAAATGATTGCTTTTCATTGTAGTTTTTATTCTTTCCACTTTTTTCCCTCGCTTCAAGAAACGCCTTGTTTCTTCTTCTATCATTTCTCTTGTGATTTTCTTTTTCATTAGAAGAGTGCGGCGTCTATGCTGGAATAGTCTGATTTGAACGCGGCAAAGTCTGATTCTTCATCTTTGCTATTTTTAGCAAGCATGAAAAACGCCTTTGCGCATGCGTCTATTCTATCGTCGTGGTTGCTTGTCGGGTATTCTTCCAACTCATCTAGAAAAGTATTACCATCATGTATTTCTGATAAGAAGTATCGGTTTAGGATTGTAACTTGTCCTGTTTCCATCTTGTTTGCCATCAAATCAATATAGAAATCCTTACCCTTCCCTACTCTAAAAGATTTGCGTTTGCAGTCTTTGAGCATATTGAAATAGGTTTCGTTTAAGTGCTTTCCTGCCGCGCCAGGTTGCTCTTCCCAAACTTGCTGGACGTTACCAAAGAATTTTTTATCATTAGTAGCAACTTTTCGAATCATTTCATTGTTTCTCTTCACGTCTTTCTGAAAACAGACAATGTCTAAAATGCAAAAATACCCATCTTTCTCCGCGGCCAAAACGCCAGCCGTAAAATCTGGATCATTTAGTTTGTTCTTCTCCGTGGCCGCAATATCCCAGAATCGAATAAGATTCGAGTATTCTAATTCCATTGGCGCGTTCTCTACAACCTCCATCCAATCTCTGGATATTAGGTTTCCGCCTTTCGCTACTGGTTGCTGTTGATAAAGAGAATGCCAATTATATTTATTTCGCTGGAATTGCTTATAAAAATCATCTGAATATCTTGATTTCCATAGGTACTCGCCTACCTGCCTAGGATCTTCTTCGTGTTTCCATTTGTAAAAGTCTTCTTCCATCAATGCGGGTAAACATAAGACATGCCATAGACCTTTTTTTTGTCCATTCCATTCAGGGCATCCTTCTGGATCTTTTCCATTATAACTAGCGATTCCTTCACGCGCAAGGATTCTGCCAGCTAGGTCTTTTCTATTCCATCTTGTGTGCATCAAAATTATTGCGGAATCTTCTTCATCTTTACGATTTAGAAATGTTCCTTCATACCAGTCAAAAGTTTTTTCCTGGTAGGTTGGACTCTCCGCTTCTTCTCTTGATTTTATAGGGTCGTCAATAATTCCGATAGTGAATCCTTCTCCAGTGATCGGTCCACCCACACCCGCCGCAATGTAATGACCATTTTTATTTGTGGTCCAGTAATCTTGCCTCGAAAAATTTCCCTCTTCGCATTGCGTTCCAAAGATCAGTTTATGATTTGTTTCAGATAGATTTTGTTTGATTTTTACCGAGGATTTTACGGCACGAGAAACAGCGTAAGAGCAAGAGATAATTTTTTCTCTTGGATTCTGTCCGAACGCATAGTTGATAGCTCTTTCAACGCCTTCAGTTTTCATGTGTCTTGGAGGTAGAAAAACCATCAAGTTGAGGATCTTTCTTTCTATGATTTGCTGGTAATAGTCAGAGATAAGTTTATGGTGCCAGTTTTCAAACTTGTATTGTTGGAATGTAAACTTGAGGTAGTCGTAGAGGTAACGCCTGGAAAATTCGCGCCTTGCTAATTCGGAAAGAACGGAATCATTTTCGTTTGGTTGTTTTTTTGCCATTATCCACAACCATCAATTTTATTAGTTCTTTGTCTGACATTTTCGAAAGATCAATCGATCGTTTGTCTTCTCGCTTGTCATCTACCTCTATAACCTGTTTGTCGTTGAATCCTTGAGCTCTACATTTCAGGTAGAAAATTATAGCAGTTGTGTCTCCTTTTTTTGCCTTTTCCATTAGTGCGTTTGTTACTATTTCCAACCCTTCAGAACGTCCTTTTTTTAAAGACTCCTCTAGTTCAGGGAATTGTTTAAACCACTCGTACAGCGTCCCCTCTGCTATTCTGAAGTATTGAGCTATCTCTTTTTGCGATAATCCAAGGTTAGACAATTCTCTTGCCTTTGCCGGATGGTAATCAGTTTTGTATTTTGATTTTCGCATTGAATAAGAAGGAAAATTTTATAATTAGAGAACCACGAAAGAAAAGTTTTACAGTCCATTTCACCGCATTACTTCACAAAGTATATTGTGGCTCTCTAACTATCAAAGGAGTTTCTTACTGTTTAGTCTGTAGTAAGTGCTCCGTCAAGAAAAAAAAGCGGACTCGTTTAGAGTTTTGCGTAAAACTAAACGACGGCAAGGTTTTGAGTCCGCTTTATTGTTTAAAGGGATATCCCCTTTTGATCTATGATGCTCCATAACGGAGAATGAAGTTTTCTAAAACTAAATATCTCATCTACATTGATTTCAACCCAGTTTATCGGCATGTTTTCTTTTTTATATTCTTCCATAAAATGAGTATGTACTAACTCAATAGCGATTATCTGTTTTTTATTCGAGTCCATCCCGACTAAATCCGAAATAAATTTTGTATTTTTAATGCACATTTCTTTCCCTAAGAAAGAGACACCTTCAAAAAGTTTATAGGTAATCCCTGGTAAACTAGGATGTTTTAACCTTGTCCTTCTATTTTGTTCTTTGTATTCTATAAACCTATCAACAACTAAATTCTTAGCATGCTTATGCCTAACTGATTCACCTTCTCCACCACCACAATTAGATTTTGATTTATGTGAGAAATGTCTTATTTTAAGTTTTCCGTTTTTTATAACTAATTCCTCCCCACATTCACAACAATAAAACAAGTCTATCCCTTTTATTGTGCTGTCAATGTGGACTTTTTCTTGCTTAAAGTTGGCGTACTGAATTAATCTTATGTCATTGTTTTTTTTCATTCCCCTTCCCCTTCCTCTCTACATACTCTTTAACAACTTCAACCAGGAAAGCGTTTCTAGACTTCTCGCCTTTCATTTTCTCAACTTTCTGAGCTAACTCGTAGTCCATCAAGATAGACATAGTACATTTGGGTTTCATTTGAATCCTTGAAACGTGTTAATAGTTAAATGAATGGATAGGTTAACATATAAACCGCACAAGTCAAGGTTTTTTATTTTCGTCATTAACGTCTTAGAAAATGCCATAATTAATGCCATAATTAAACCCTAACATAAACCTTGTAAGATACTATAATATATAGAGATATATTATTATTATTATAATATTTTTATTTATGTCATTTATGTCCGTGTTTTTTTGAATTTCTATTTGTGTATTTTTTACAAATTTTCTTTTGTAAATTTTTTTATATTTTTTTTTAAAATTATCTTTCTCGCGTGTCATAAATGACATAAATGGGTTTTTTAAATAATGCATCAATAATATCAAATACTTACGTCCAACATTTTTGGCATTTTTTCAATGCCATAAATAGGTAGTCAAATTAATATTTCCATTTTAGTTTCAATACCTTACCGCTAATTTGACTTTATGACATTATTAATGCCATTAATACAGACGTAAACAAAAGCAAATCAATTCCTCTCCCATTGACTTTTCTAAAAAACCTCTTTAAATTCAGGTTTATGGATAGCAAAAAGGTAGCTCCTTTTTGTGAAACTGCAGTTATCCTCTCACTGTCTGCATTCCATAAACCTGAAAAACAGTGAAATCAAAATTTATAGAGGATTCTACAATGGATTATTTAGAAAAAACTTTTCAAAACAATAAGGTAGAACTTCAAATTGAGGAAGGGGAACCCTTCTTTAATGCGAAGCAAGTTTGTGAAGTTTTAGGTTATAAGAATACGCAAGACGCAATAGCTAAGCATGTTGATAGGGATAGCGTCGCAAAACGCGACTCTACCGACTCAATAGGAAGGAAAAGAAAAATCAATTTTATTGATGAATCTGGTCTTTATGAATTAATTTTTTCCTCAAAGAAAAAAGAGGTTAGAACCTTTAGGAAGTGGGTAACAAAAGAAGTTTTGCCTTCAATTCGCAGGAAAGGTTATTATTCCAAACCAGAGCTGCAAATTGAATCGTTATTAAAGAACCAGGAAGAGCTAATCCTTTGTGAGAACTTTTGGCGGGAAAGAGCGGAAAGACTTCAATCAGGGATACCCGTTGGGACTATTGAAGAACACCTACGAGAATACAACATAAGAAATAATAATAGTTAGGAAAACTTAGGGATAGCGTATCAAAATGATACTCTATCTAAAAAACCATCCTAAGATACTTCAAATGCGTTTCTAAATTATGAGACGCGCGGGAATAATTCCAGAACTTCTTTCCAGTCTGACAAATAAGTTTGCCATGTTCCAAGCAAACTTTACAATTGCATTTCTTCCAGGGCTCATCTTTTACCAGACGTTCTTCCTTCGCGTTCCTTGGAATCCAATCAGGTTTTATAGAGGAGTAGTTCTTATCAACCCCATAGTTGACAGGGTTGTAGTAACAATTATCATTTCCTAAAAACGATTGTCTTATTACGCTTGCAGAGTCCGCGCTGGTAACATTCAACCGCTTGTAGTCTTCTAGAATCGATGTACGCGCTACGCCAAAGCAATGAATCTTAGTATCCTTCTTCCTGATCTTATCAATTTCCTCTAGTATTTCAATAATCGCTTTATTTCCTTTCCGGGTTAACCCTCCAATCGCAATATATTCATATCCACAATCTTGAATAGTCCAAAACATTTCTTGATATGATTCAAGCGAGAAACCTTGAATAACCGCCATAGGTTTAAATTTAGAATTCTTAGCGAGGTTTATCATTCGCATATTATTCCTTTTGGTAATATGCCAGCGTAAAACCTTTTCTTCTTCCGTTAGTCCATTATGAATGATATGGTCTAAACTAACTCCGTAATCAAACCCTAGATAATCATAGTATTCAACCAAGTCTTCTAATTTGATTTTCGGAAACGCTTCATTGATGTATGAGAACGCGCCGCAATCACCAATAACTTTCTTGCCTGTCCTCAAATATTTGTGGACGCCTAGCGAAATCATTTTATTGCGTTCTTTTTTATTCGAATCAAAGAACGCCTTTGAAAGTAGATGGCCATCAGGTTCCGTTTGCAGTTCATGCACAAACAAACTTTCTTGATCTACTTTTGACTCTGAATCTTTTGGGATATAATCCCCCCAGTTTGGTAAATAGAATTTCATATTAAAACATGCATTGACAAGGTTTACCGTTTGTTTCGTCGTCACAAAGATCAACGTCGTTTATTTGTTTTTTTACAGTTGCCCAGAAAGTTTGAGGTTTTATTTTTTCACTAGCAGGGATGTTCAAGTTTTTCATTTTGAGAAAGGTTTTTTCCAATTCATCAAGATAGGTCCCTTTTATTATTGAATACCCAATCAATTCTTCCGTGTCTTTTGCTTTTTCCCAAATATCAGGCCTTTTTCTGAATACAACATACCAATGCTGTTTCCCGGCTTTTAAACATCCAATACAATTAGCATGTTTGAAGACTGAATAAGACCCCGGTGGTTTAATTCCAATTTCCTCAGTTTCCCAAATTGTTCGGTTGTTCCATAGCGCAAGCGGGTAGTCTGTTTTATAACCCTGCAAACCCAAAATACTAGAACGTCTTTGAATTCTCACTGTTTCATTTGCGTCAAAACCATAATACAACACACACTCTTTTTCAGGGAAATTTTCTTTCAGATACTTGTCAAAGGGCGCGGTTTTCATGCGATTCGTACAAAGTTCTGTGCCCCGCCCGACTTTAAACGCTTTGATTTCTCTACATACGTCGAACTGATCTTTTTTATCCCAATCCTTCATATTAGCATAGGTTATTTGGATATTGAGATATTTAGCAATTTCATTCTTAAACCGCTTTATGTCTTTGTCTTCAATGTTTGGGTGTATGTCATGATTTAGCAAAATAACGTTTTCTTTCCCAAACCGCCTGACAACTTCAATAGCGACTAACGCGCTTGAATGGTCGCCAGAATAGCATACGATATGTCTCATGTTTTCCTCAAAAAACCCGCTTACTTGCGGGTTTAGGTTAATCTTTCAGCACCACAGCCACGCTATCATAAACGTTAACTAGGCACCCCATGAATTCACAAAGTTCAATTCTTCCCTTCCGGTATGACTTAGAAGGATCATTTAAGATTTTTGAAATATATCCCTGCGAGCACCCTTTTTTCTCCTTAAATGCTCGCCTTTCGGTTTGTGTCGGTTTCAACGCGGTTCTGATGAACTCGCAGAAACGCTCTTCATTTTCAAACGTATGTTTTTCTTTATCCATTTTCTTCCTTTTTAAAATTGCCAATTAGCATTGGGAATAGGTTTCCCAATTCAGTTAGAGTTATTGTAATAAACCCAATTTTTTGCGCATAGTAAAACCGCGCAAATTTCACTTTAAAGCGTAGCATATCCAAAACGCCTTCAGAAACACTTATAGTTGGAAATGATACTATAGTGGTGTTCCCACAGATTTCCGCTCTTAGCGTGTTAATTTTATGTTTCATTGCTTTTCTCTTCCTCTAGTAATTGCGAACCGTAGAACTCGCAAAAAAGGACGGCTTCTAACCAATCTTCAAAACGATTTTCTAGATGGACAGTTTTATCTCTCTTTTTCTGTAATATAACTAGAAAGTTTGCTTGAGTTGGAATTACCTTGAAATCAAAAGGTCCAAACCATTTCATTAAAATGGAGTCATGGACCAACCACCCCTTTGGGTGGTGCTTTGGTTTTAAAATCATTTTTCTCCTTTTGAATCATGCCGCGCTAACGCGGCGTGGTTGATTGGTTACATACGGTACATTCTAGAAAAAACATTTTCAAGAATGTAATCCTCGACCTGTTTTCGAGTTCCAATCGGCGCGGTAAACACGCCCTGCTCACAATCAAATTTTTGGGAGAGGTTCCCGTTGAACCTAAAGCTATCAAGTGGGGTGATTGTCCCAAGTGTTTTTGAAAGCCACTCTTTTTTTAATCCTTCCATTTTCCTTTCCCCTTAACATAATTTTACTATATTACTAATTTACTAAATTAGTCAGTAGTGCAAACTACATAAACTAAACCTTATTTACTATTTTAGTAAATTAGTATTTTAGTAATAATTCACTTTTTTATTGCATTGCTAAATTAGTTACTATACATGTATTGGATAAGTTTTGCATTCAACCCAATGAAAAGGAGTTTTCATGAAAAAAGAAAAAAGGTTTGTGTTCGCGTTCGATTATAACGGCAATTGGTTTTTATTGCCAGTTGACAAAGAACGCCAGTTCTATAAGGCGTTAGATACCAGGAGTCATTTAAAAGACTTTATATTATATATGTCAGAACTTCACCCTTCAGAATATATTTTCGAAAATCCGAGAGCTTTCGAAAGTATATCTTGACTTTACTAATTTAGTTATAATACATGTATTGGATATGGACGAAAAGAAAGAAAGAAAAATTCCAGTTACGTTTTTGCTAGAGACTTCTATCCTTGACCAGTTAGAAGAACTAGCGAAAATACAAAAGAAGAGTAGAAATGCTCTTCTAAACCAGATTATAAAAAGGAGCTTATATTATGAAGACAAATGACTTGGCTCAATCCTGGTTGCTAGCCAAAGCGGCCGAGGACAAAGCGAAAATGCAAAGACTAGCTATAGAAAAAACTATACTAGATCAACTAGGTGATACCTCGCAAACCATCAAAGAAGATGGTTTCAAAATTACCACTTCCGCAGGTACTAACATCAAAGTTGTTGATACCGAAACCATCGGAAAAATGGTAAAAACATTTGGTGACAAATTACCCATAAAAGTAAAATATGACTTGCAGAAAAAAGAGTTCGCGTTCCTTGAAAAAGCAAATCCAGAACTTGCAAGCGAAATCCTATCTTGTTGTGTAGAAAGACCTAGAAAAACTTCTGTAAAAGTGGAGGTTATCTAGTGGCAGAGCTAAAAAAAGATGTGAAGAATGCCTTAGTTTTTCACAAAGGCACAACTAAAGCGGCCCCAAAACTTTGCGTTTACGGTGTTCCTGGAGTTGGTAAAACAACTTTCGCCGCTCAAGCAAACGCAATCATTCAACCGACGGAGGAGGGGTTCCAGAACGTTGATTGTTCTCGTTTTGAAAAAGCGGAAAGTTTCCGGGAAGTCCTGGAAAATATGAAACTTCTACTTTCCGAAAAACACTCTTTTT